GCTGGCGGCTCCGCTGATGCCATAACTTTATCGCCTTCGCCCGCAATTACTGCCTACGCAGCCGGGCAGCGGTTCGTCTGGATGGCAAGCGGTAGCGTTAACACGGGAGCCACCACGGTCGCCATATCCGGCCTGGGGGCGATTGCGCTCCAGGACAACGGCGCGGCTCTTGTCGCCGGTAATCACGCCGCCAACAAGATGTTCATGGGCATCCTGAACACCACCAGCACCGTCCAGATCATGCAAGTGCAGATCAGCGGAACTGACCCGCTGCTTGTTTCCAGCCTGTCAGTCTCGGGGACAAGTTTATTAACCGGTGTTACAACCCACGGCGACGATGTAGTCAGCGACACTGACAGCACGGATGATCTTGGGACCACTGGTGTCAGATGGGCCAATCTGTTTGTGGACGGTATCACTGCCACCGATCAAATTACGGCCACGGGTTTCACCGGCACTCTGGACGGCATCCTGGGAAGTGGCACACCCGCCGCTGCGACCGTCACCCAGCTTACGTCTGGCGGCGTGATCGTTTCCGACACCGACAGCACAGATGATCTCGGCACCACAGGCGTCCGATGGGCTAACTTATTTGTGGACGCAATTACCGCAACAGACCAAGTCACAGCTACCGGGTTCACCGGGACTCTGGACGGAATACTTGGCTCTGGTGCTGCTGCTGCCGCTTCGGTGACAACGCTTACTACCAGCGGGATTGCCTCTATTGACGACACCACTGATAGCACTTCCGGCACCACAGGTAGCATTCATACTGATGGCGGCCTAGGTGTAGCTAAAAAGTTGCACGTTGTTGGCGTCACTACTCATGGCGGAAATGTAGTCTCAGATACTGACAGCACAGATGATCTTGGAACTACCGGGGTCCGCTGGGCTAATCTTTTTGTCGATGCAATTACTGCGACGGACCAAATCACAGCCACCGGATTCACCGGCACCCTGGATGGCATACTTGGCTCTGGTACACCAGCAGCTGCGACTGTCACCACTATTGACGCATCAGGCGTGGCGACAGCCGCTACGTTCGAGCCGGATGGCGATACGTCCGCTGCCGACAACGCAGCCATCGGGTATACGGCGGCAGAAGGGCTAATATTAGCCGGACAGGGCAGTTCTGGAGATGTAACAATCAAGAACGATGCCGACACAAAAGTCATGGAAGTCTTGACCGGGACCACGACTGCCGCATTTGCTGGGGCCATAACTGCATCATCATTAACGATTAGCACTGATCTCACGGTCCCCAACGGTGGTACGGGTGCCTCTACATTTGCCGCCGATGGTGTGTTATACGGAGCCGGGACAGGCGCAATCGCTGCGACGGCTGTCGGCACGGATGGGCATGTTCTCACTAGTAATGGCTCTGGATCAGCGCCCACATTCCAAGCTGCTGGCGGCGCTGGTAGTGGATATGCATCGATGCAGGTGTTTACATCCACCGGCACATGGACACGGCCCAGCGATATCGTGACGGTCGTTGTCATTGTAACTGCTGGTGGCGGGGGGGGCGGTGGTACGCCTAACGACAGTCAGCGTGGCGGCGGGGCTGGTGGCGGCACGGCTATCGAAACAATTGATGTTAGTAGTACAAGTTCGGCTGCTGTTACAGTCGGTGCAGCGGGCGCAGCGGGTGCGGCTAATGGAAACGATGGAGGTGCTGGTGGTGCCAGTAGTTTTGCGTCTTTTTGTAGCGCAACGGGTGGCGCTGGTGGTGAAGGCAGCACTGCTCCGGGCAGCGACATCGCCGCGACGGCTGGCGGTACTGGCTCTGGGGGCGATATTAATCTGAAAGGTGGAGACGCTTATTACTTTGCTCGTAGTGTTGTCGCTAATTGGGGTGGTCCTCCTACCGGCGGCGGGAGTTATTGGGGGCCGGGCGGCGTCGGCCAGTATCGCGGAAGCAGTGTCGGCGGCGGGACAACAGGAACCTACGGCACCGGTGGTGGTGGTAGCTCGACGGCAGCACTTGCCGGGGGATATGCTGGTGCTGCGGGTGGCGCTGGAATAGTCGTTGTCTATGAATACAAGTAAGGAGATGAAATGAAAAAAGCACTCATCGACGGTACTCGAATCTGCCAGATTGTAGCAGACGGCGCGGAGTTCGAGGTTCATTCGTCTCTGGTTTGGGTTGATGTTGCCGACAACACGAAAACTAAGGACAGCTGGGTTGATGGCGCAGTTGTCGCATTTTCGGTGCCAGCAAAAACAATGCTTGATTTGCGCTCGCAGCGTAATAGTTTGCTTGTCGAATCGGATTGGACGCAAGTTGCTGATGCACCGGGCGACACGGCGGCGTGGGCAACGTACCGCCAAACGCTGCGTGATCTTCCAGCCAATACGGCTGATCCCGATAATCCTACATGGCCGACGCCACCATGAACGACCACGTCAAATCCGCGTTTGATATCTCCTCGTTCGCTATCGTGGGCGCGACCCTGGTGGAATGGTTGCCCGCGCTGGCAGCGGGTCTCAGCGTCATATGGAGCCTCATACGGCTCTGGGAGACCGCCACGGTGAAGAAATGGTTCAAAAGACACTAGTGATCGTATGCGCTGCGATCTTCCTCCACGCACTCCCCGCCTCTGCGGTCGATACGGTAACTTCTGCGACCGTTTCATCGTCAACGGTGGTCGATAAGACCCCGCCCACTGCGTCATCTCCGTCAATTGTTGTGAATAACAGCACCATCTGCCAGACCGGCACCAGCGGCGCGTTGCAGACCGGTTTTTTTGGCATTAGCGGAGGTACGACTACCCGAGATTTAAACTGTGAGCGAATTCTCCTAGCCCGGTCCGTCTACGGCATGGGCCTAAAGGTCGCCGGAATCAGCATATTGTGCCAGGATGTTCGCGCCTGGAACGGTCTCTGGATGGCAGGAACCCCATGCCCCTACCTTGGGGCCATTGGTGACGATAGTCGGGCGAAGTGGTTAGCCAATCCTGGTATGTCGCCGGAAGGGTCGATCATTCGCGTGGCGGCAAAGGTCGAGGCGGATAAGAAAGAAGCCGATTCCACGCCAGACCCAGCAGAGTTAGAAGATTTCGGTGGCGACTGATGCGCTGGCTGGCCCTCCTATTGTTCTTCATCACGCCCGCGCTTGCAGAACCGGCCATCACCGGCAATGTTCTCCCCGCTTTGTCTGAATTCAGCACCAGCGGATCGACCACAAGCAGCACGATAAGCGGCTGTACCGCCGGGCAGTTCTGCACTGGGAACGCGGCGGCTGGCGGTGGTACTTATACCAGCAGTTTCAGCGTTCCGTTGACGACGGCGGAGCTTCGTCAGGGTTTCACGTTAAACAGTTCAGTGACGGTGGATAGCCACCCGTCCAATGCTGTTCTGGCAACATGCACAAGCCTCACCCAAATAGGTGATTGCCGGGATGTTTTTCGCCTGACGGTTTCGTTATTCGACGGATTGGATTTAGCTGAAAAATTCGAGCGTGAAGTCGAACTGGATTTCAGCGGGCTGCAAGATTTCACATTCCAGGATACGGTAGCTGCCAACAGTTTCGACGTACTACTAGGGGAGTTCAGCCTTTTTGGTATTGATGCCGGGTTTCAATCTGGTTTTTTCGGGCCGAAATTCTCAAGCCCTGGTCTTACGATTGCATATCAAACTGTAGTTGAACAGCAAATCCTGGATCAGATAGCCCAAGCCACCGAAATTATTACAGCCACCGTTGCACCACCCCCGCCACCGCCTACTGAAACCGTCGCGGCATCCCAGACGGTTGGGCCACCGCCGCCAGCCACGACAATCGCAACGCTTGAGACGCAGGCACCGGCACCGCCCCCACCTCCGACAATCGAGCCGGTTGCGCCACCGCCGCCACCGGAGCAGCAACAGGAAGAAGCAGCAGCGACCGCCGAAGTCGAGGCTGAAATACAGGCGGCGGAACCAGAGCCGCAACCAGAGCCACAACCAGAGCCACAACCAGAATCGGGGCCAGAACCACAACCGCAACCAGAAACACGGGAGGCGGCTTCACCGCAAGCCGCCCCGGAGCCTCGCCAGACCCGCCAACAGAAGGTCAAAGCCGCCGCACAGAGGGTCGTCAAGAAAATTGCGCCCAGCCAGCGGTACAGCGCCGCGTCTCAAACCACAACGCTGGTTGTTATGAATCTGTTGTCGGGGAAAATTGCAACTGGAGTGGTGATCAAGGACGCGACGGCGGCCACGTTCTTCAGCGCGGCAAACGTCCCAGACGGCCCTAGCATGATCGACCGGATGACGAATTATCAGATTTTCGGCCAGGCGAACGGCGCTCATAACGCGCTGATCGAAAGCCAGTGGGTCAAGTAGATGGCTGAAGTTGAGTTCGGTGGTGTAAAGTTTAGAGGCGGCAAGATGGTCGCCATCATCATGGCGCTGTCTACACTGGTCGGTGGCCTGTATGGCGGTTTTGAGGTCTATAAAGACTATATGGATATGAAGAAGAAGATTTTATCCTATACAGCCCCCGATCTATCGGGCTTCGACAAGAAACTGGCGGTGATGAATAAAACTATGGGCACTGTGACCAAGGAGATGAAATCAGTCCGCAATAGGGTGCTGGAAGTGCAGCAGATCGTGCGGGACATCCGCCAGGACACGCGATCCGACGCCGCGTCCCTTGAAAATGCTATTTCCAGCGTGGACAAACGCGCCCGTGCTCTTGATGCCGAGACCCGCGCGGCGATGCGACAAGCCGAGAAGACCATGCGCGGCATTGCAGCGAGCGCAAATGAGAGATTTGACGCCAAGATCAATCGCGTGACCGCTACTGCGCGACAGTCCGAGAAAAACATCCGCGATATTACGGAGTCGGCATCCGCTAGATTCGATGCCAAGATCAATGGTATCGACGCCAGACTATCTACGCACCAAAAGAGGTTAGACAAACGCCTAAGAGATGCCCTCAACAACCCGCTACTAAAATGAACCCGGAGGAGTTCGCCGCTCGAAAATGGGCGCTTGAAACCGAAATCCAAATGCTCAAAAATCGCTTGCTGGATGGCCCGACTTTGAAAGTTCTCGGCAAGCGGATCGAAGAACTTGACGAGCTTCTCAAAAACGCGAAAAGGAAGTGACATGGCACAGAAGAAATTAGAAAAAGACTCGACGTTCAATGACCTTGATCTCGACGGCGACGGCATTGTCAGTGATGAGGAAATGGCAATCGGTGAGCGCATGATCGCCCTGGAAAACCGCGACCAGAAGGCAGACGCCCAGCGCCACATGGCTTGGTACGCGTTGTCTGGGATGCTGCTCTACCCCGTCTGCGTTGTTGTGTCGGTTGTATGCGGAATTGACGCCGCCGCGAAGATACTCGGCGACATGGCGGGCGTGTATTTCATTGCCGTTGCGGGCATAGTGGCGGCATTTTTCGGGGCGCAAGCGATGGCAAACAAAGCACCACCCAAGAAATAGGGCTGGAATGATGATCTCCTTCACCACAGGCGAAGTCCTGATCATCGGGCTGGTTGTGGTCTTGATCATAATTTCGTTGCGAAAATGACCAGATATCGCGATACTCGGCACCGTGGTAGAACTAAATTGATACCTCGAATATCACCGGAATCAAGGAGAAGAGATATGAATTGGATATTAACCCGAATTAAAGAACCGTCATCCTGGGCAGCGGCTGGCGTTGTCGTCATAGGGATCGGCGCTGTAATCGATCAACCTCTGCTGGTCTTTGCCGCTATCGCAGCAGCCGTGGTCGCGTTTGTCTTGAAGGAAAAAGGCGTCCTGTAGGTGCTGAAAATATACCTCCTGATCATCGTTCTGGGTCTTGTGGGCGGCGTAGGATATGGCGGATGGTATTACTATAAAGACACCCAGGAGCGGATTCGCATTTTGACGGAAAACACCGTCAAGCTGGAGACGGCCAAGGCCATGCAGGATGCTACGATCAACGCCATGATCGAAGATCGTGACCGGTTTTCTGCGTTAAACAAAGAGCTTGGGCGAAAACTCGACAAAGCCAACGTCTACAAAGACGTTTTGATTGGCAAGCTACGCAAGCACAATCTTGCGAAACTCAGCCTCAGAAAGCCGGGTCTGGTAGAAAAGAAGATCAATAATGGCACCAAGAAATTGTTCCGTAGCCTTGAAGTTATCAGCGGCGCTGTTGCTCCTGCCCCTGCTAAGTAGCTGCACCAGCTTTAAGAAGTTAATTCCGCTGGAGATCAAGACGGTGGAGGTCGAGCGCAAAATACCGACGCAGAACAGGCCGCGCCCGGTGGCTCTGAGCAATCTCCATTTTTACGTTGTCACGGAAGATACGCTCGCGGCGTTTAAACAGCGTTTCGTGAAACAGAATGGTGATTTTCTGTTTTATGCGATCAGTGTGCGGGATTATGAGACGTTGGCTCTGAACATGGCGGAAATCAAACGGTTCATAGAGCAGCAGAAACAAATCATAATTTATTATGAAAAGGCCGTCGCGCCGAGGAAGAAGGAAAAGAAGAAATGATTGAGCAACTCCGTGAGGAACTCATGGCCGATGAAGGCTGCGTGATGAAAATTTACGAAGATCACTTGGGGTTGAAAACCGTTGGAATTGGGCACCTTTGCCGGG